CCTCGCGCAATACATCGCCGTTTACGATGCAGACCCAGCAATACAATTGGCCTGGGCAGGCATGGCTCGGCTCGGTCGATTGCCCGCCGATGGTGCGCGCGGATGCCGAGACCGTGATCGCGTTCCTGCTCGCGGCTCAACATGGCACGTTTTATTTCCAAGACTACGCCAACCCGACGAATCGCGGGGGCGTGACAGGGACGCTGACGGTCACGACCGCAACGGCCAATGGGACCACGCTGACGTTCGGCGGCGCCACCGGCTCGTTCGCGCTCGGCGATTGGCTGCAAATCTCGACCTCGCTTTACAAGGTCATCCAAGTCAATTCGTCGTCATCCGTTGACGTGTTCCCCGTGCTGCGTTCGAGCTACGCCGCCAGCACGCCAATCATTTACGGCAAGCCCAACGACGCAGCTCGCGCGCAAGGCGTCTTTCGGCTCGCATCCGGCTCAACCGAGTGGTCGATCGACCTCGCGTCAATTTACGGCGTGAACTTCTCAATCATCGAGGACGTAGTATAATGAGCATCACAACCGCAGGCCGCACGATCTCGGCGGACATGGTCACGGAGGTCACGACAGCGCAGCTTTCGCCGATCCTCATGGCGCAGCTCAACTTCTCCACGCCGGTTTACTTGTGGAGCGGATACGGAACGATCACATACAACAGTATCGGCTACCTCGGGCTCGGCACGCTCGGGACGATTTCGCCGGTGGAGGAGACGACGGACCTTTCGGCGCGCGGCATCACGATGCAGCTCTCCGGCGTGCCTACGGCGATGGTTTACACGGCGCTGACCGAGGACTATCAGGGCCGAACGTGCTCGGTAATGTTCGGCGCGCTCTCGCCGACTGCGGGGCTCATCGCTTCGCCGATCACGATCTTTGCCGGCCGAATGGACGTGATGCAAATCAGCGACGACGGGCAAACGTCGCTCATCACCATGAGCGCGGAAAACAAGCTCATCGACTTCAAGCGGACTCGCGAACAGCGCTACACCGACGAAGACCAGCAAACGCTTTTCCCGACTTACGCCTCTATCACTTTGCCGGATCTCGGATTGGAGTTTGTTAACGCGATCCAAGAAAAAACGATCTACTGGGGAAACCAGAACACGACCAACGCGTCGAACTGGAATGGTGGCAGCGAGACAACGCAGCCCGACGACTAATGAACCGCGTTGAAAATTGGCCGAAGCTTTTGGCCGCGTTCATCGACGAGCGGCGCGAGGTTCCCTTTGCGTGGGGAAAGGCCGATTGCTGTCTGTTTGCGGCCGATTGGGTGCTGGTCTCGACTGGGCGCGACATCGCGCAGGAGTGGCGCGGGAAATACACCACGGCCTACGCAGCGCAGCGGTTCCTCAAAGCGGGTGGCGGCATTGAGAATCTCGTCGAGCGCGCAGGCGGTGAACGCGTGGCGACAGGGCTCGCACAGCGCGGCGATCTCGTCGCGCAGGATTGCGGCGATGGCGTGGCGCTCGGTGTTTGCATTGGCAACAGCGCAGCTTTTGTAACCGCAAACGGCATTGGCTTTGTTCCTTTCCCGTTTGGTTCCATCTGGAGATTCTGACCATGCCACAATTAATAATCGCTCAAGCTCTCGCCTACGTCTTCGCGGGAACCGCCTTCGCCGCAGGCGGTTTTGCGGTCGGCGGTTTTTCGTTGGCCGCCGTTATTCAATTCGTCGCGCTCACCGGAGCGTCAATGGCCGCGTCGAAACTGCTCGCGCCAAAGATGCCGAGCTTTTCCGACTCCTCGCTCTCGAAACGCTCGCAAATGGTGCGCTCTCCGATTTCGTCGCGCCAAATCATTTACGGCACATCGAAGGTTTCGGGCGTGGTCGTTTACATTTCCACGACAGGAAACAAAAACGAAAACTTACACATGGTCGTCGCGTTGGCCGGTCACGCGGTCGAAGAAATCGGGGACGTGTATTTCGGCGAAGACCTAGCTCTGACCGGATCTGGCTCATCGGCAAATCAGGGCCGCTTCATCGGCAAGGCTCAAATTTACAAGCAGCTCGGCAGCTCGACGCAGGTCGCGCAGCCGCAACTCGTGTCTGCGACCTCGGGACTGACTGACGGAAAGTGGACCGATGCCCACCGGCTGCGCGGCATCGCTTACATTTACGTCAATCTGACGTGGGACACGGAAGTATTTACGAACGGGATACCGAACATCTCGGCAATCGTGAAGGGCAAGGTTATCGCTGACCCGCGAAACTCTACGACGGTGTGGAGCGCAAACCCTGCGCTCTGCTTGCTCGACTATCTCAAGAGCGATCTCGCGCTCTCGATGAACGACACCGAGATTGACGTAGAATCATTTAAGGCCGCTGCAAACATTTGCGACGAGCAGGTGCAGGTGCTTCCGGTCTCGCCGGTCACGAACGAAAACCGCTACGAGTGCAACGGCGTGCTCTCAACGAGCGAATCGCCAGATTCTAACATCGGCAAATTGCTTAGCTCGATGGGCGGGCTCATCGCCTACTCGGGCGGCAAGATCGTGCTTTACGCGGCTGGCTACCGCATCCCGACCGTGACGCTGACGGAGAAGCATTTCGCAGGCGGCATGAGCGTGCAGACGCGGACGAGCGCGCGCGATCGCGTCAATGCCGTGAAAGGCGTTTACGTCTCCGAGGCGAATCAATGGCAGGTCTCGGACTTCCCCTCGATTGCGCCATCGGCCTACTACACGGCCGATAATAGCGTGCGCTACTGGCGCGACGTGGTGCTGCCGTTCACGACCTCTTCGTCTTGCGCGCAACGCCTTGCCGTCATCGAGCTTCGCCGCGCTCGCGAGGAAATTACCTTCACCGCGCGCTTCCGACTCGAAGCGATGCAGGTCCGTGCGGGCGATACGGTGATGATCACCAATGCAAAACTCGGGTGGTCCGCGAAGGTATTCGAGGTGATGGAGTGGCATTTTACGACAGAGGGAAATCCGCCGAACATCGGCGTCGAGATGACGATGCGCGAGACCGCTTCGACTGTTTACGATTGGACCGTTGCGGACGAGGTTGCGGTTCCAGATTCGCCAAATACGACGCTACCGAACCCCTACGACCTGAGCGCGCCGACCAATCTCACGCTTACGGCAAACGGAACGACGCAGCTCATCCAAGCCGACGGCACGGCGCTGCCTCGCATCCTTGTAGCGTGGACCGCGCCCGCCGAGGCGTTTATCCAATCAGGCGGCGTAGTTGCAATCGAATACAAGGAAAGCACGTCAGCGACGTATCTCACATGGAGCCGCGTCGGAGGAGACCAGACGCGCGACTACATTTCGAGCGACGTGAAGATCGGTCTGACCTACGACGTGCGAATTTTTGGCGAGTCTTATTTTAACGTATCGACGAGTTACCTCACGGCGCAAACAGGCGTCGCCAAGGACACGACCGCGCCCGTAACGCCAACCGGCCTCACCGCCGTAGTCGGCACGGGCCGCGCGGTCTCCCTCGACTGGAACGACAACACCGAGCCCGACTTCTCGGAGTATGGCATTTATCGGCTCACATCTCCCGTCACCGCTTCCGCGCTGAAAATCGCCGAGGTGCGCGCGTCGCGCTTCGTGGACACCGACGTGGACATCGGGACGACATATTACTACTGGCTCAACGCTTACGACACCGTGGAAAACGTGTCAGGGTTTACCAACTACGTCCAAGCCACGCCATCGGTCATCACCGCTGGGCCTATCGACCCGACGCCGCCAGACCAGCCCGCAGCGCCGACGCTCATCAGCACGACGGTCTATTTGTCGAGCGACGGCGGTTCATTCGCGCGCGTCTCGCTGACCGCTCCACCGCTGCCAGCTAGGGCGGTCGCTCTCGATGTGCTTTACCGGCGCACAGGTGCGAGCGATTACATCGTCGGAAATCAAATCGCGTCGTCGGTGTCCTACGCGGTGTCGATTGACGATCTCTCGGTTGGCGTGGCCTACGAGTTCGCCGCGCGCGGGATTTCGTTCTCGGGGGCGATCTCGCAGCTTTCAACCGCGCTGAGTCAGAGCGCGCCGAGCAACACGACGCTGCCCGATGCGCCTACGGCGGTGACATACATTGCAGGAAACTCCTCGTCGTTTGAGCGGCCTGCGGAAATGATCGGCGGCATAGTCGCATTTTCGGTTCGCGTGAATTGGACTCCACCAACCACCAAGAGCGTTTTGAGTTATGAGTCTGTCTACACAGTGGACGACACAGATGCCGCAGCAAATTACAATTACAGCCTCGGTATTTTCTTTCGGTCCTCAATACCTGAGGAAATTTTCTCAGATTTAGCGACTCCGATCGGTTTTATTCGCGTTCGGTCAGTTGATCGAAGCGGGCAGAAAAGCGCGTGGGCGGGGGGAGGCGTTAATCTTACGACGCCGACGATGCTTTGGGGGATTCCTGGTCCGACGCTGATGAGGCAGGCGGCAAGTTCCGTGAACATCACCGGAGGCACCGTCGCCGGCATCACCGACATCGCGCTTGCCGACGGCGGAACCGGCGCAAGCACGGCAGCAAATGCGCGCATCAACTTGCTTCCAGCCTACGCGGGCAACGGGCTCAAGACCCTCGCGCTTAACAGCGGCGCAACCGATGTCGAGTGGAGCGCAGCAGGAACCGGCACAGTCACCTCGGTGGCGGGCGCGGGCACGGTCAACGGCCTCACGCTCACAGGCACAGTCACGGCCTCCGGTTCTCTCACGCTCGGCGGCACGCTCGCAAACGTGGACCTGACGACCAGCGTGACGGGAACCTTGCCAATCGCGAACGGCGGAACCGCAGCCACGACCGCCAGCGGCGCGCGTGATGCCTTGCTGCCAGATTATTCTGGCAACGTCGGAAAAGTCTTGGCCGTGAACAGTGGCGCGACCGATGTGGAGTGGAGCGCGGCGGGAACTGGAACAGTCACCTCGGTCGATCTCGATGGCGGAACGACTGGACTGACCTTTAGCGGCTCGCCGATCACGTCATCGGGCACGATCACGGTCGCGGGCACGCTCGCCCTTGCGAACGGCGGAACGGGCGCGACGACTGACAGCGGCGCACGCACGGCGCTCGGGCTCGGCACAGCAGCCACGGCGAACCTCAACGCTCTTGGCGCGATCACCGTGGACAAAATCAGTTTCACGGGCGGCGATCCGGTCACGACCATTGACGAGACTTGGGGCATCACGCTCAACGGCGACGCGACGCATCCGGTGCGCGTAGTCGGTGCGGCGCTTGTGATGGGCAGCTTCGATGCTGGCGGGTCACTGACCGCTGGGCGAATCTTCCTCGCCGAAGATCGGTCACTCTACACCAGCGGGACCGACCTGCTTTTCAACAACGGCAGCGTGACGATCAGCATCACCGCCGCGCCGGTCGTGCCCGTCGTGACTACGGTTATCCTCGGTTATCCGCTTTGCTCTACCTACGGAGGCACAGACGGGAATTTTCTCAGACAGATCAGTTACAACAGCGTGACTTATCTTTGCTTCGGTGAGTGACGTATCCGCTTAAATAATACACGCAGCGCGCTCGCGCATCCGTAGTCTTAAAAAATTACACCCTTGCTACCGCGCCCGCAATCCGCTCCGCTCGAGGCACCATGCGGCTGGGAGGGCTGAGGCTACCAGCAAGCCCGCGAGCGGATTTACCGTTTCGCGGGCTTTCTTTTGCGCGGATTCCGAATCCATCGCCAACATTTGATTCGTTTTAAGTAGCGCAACTGCAACGGCTTAGGGAAGCAGCAGGACAAAATACGCAATTGTGTTTACATCGGGTCGGGGATCGGAGAGAGTTTTTACGTCGGAGGAGATTAACCCGAGACACAAAACCAAAACACAAAATGAAGATCAACACCACCCTCTCAGCCGCCTACGCCTACCTGAGAAATTCAGCCATTAACCGCAGCGCAATTCCCACCGTCACCACCTTGGATTGCGGAGCGCAGATCGTGGTCAAACTACCGCGATCAAACGATAAGACGCACCGCCTTTGCGTCGGCTTCCGCAAGAATGGTTTCTCACCGTGCATCCACTGGGTTGGAACCGCCACGGCTTTTGCCAGTTCAGAAGAAGCGACGATTCACCAGTTGAATTATGTCGTCTCTGCAATTCACGCTTTCAAGTCGGTCACCGTCGGAGGTGCCGCATGAGCCCCACCACCGCACTCACCCGCGCTCTGGTCCTCGCGATCACTGCGCCCGACCAAGAGCGCGCCGACCGCGCAATCGCCCTCGCCGAGTCTATCGGCGCGGGCTGCACGCCCCGTCAGGTTGCAACCGCAAAACGCAACGCCTCAAAGCTCGCTGCAAAATGAAACCTATCACCATCACCCGCCTCTCCGACGGGAAGCATTACACCGAGGAGCTTGTGGGCCTCCGCGCTTTAAGCGCCGACGCCTTGGAATGTCTCAAAGCTCTATTGAAAGACGCTGAAGAGTCATCGCAAGGCGTCTGCGCGCGGCTTGCGATCAAGCCAAACAAATGGCAAACCGCCCGCCTTGCGCGTATCACAAACGCCCGCGCCATCATCAACAAAGCCGAGGGCCGCGCATGAAATCCACGCTCCTCTTCCTCGCGCTCGCGGTCACAGCGCAAGCCGCGCCGCCACCCAGCTTTTTCCGCGCGCTCCACGTCGTCGAGACGTCGGGCCGCACGGGGCCTATTCTCGGCGACGGCGGCAAGGCGCTCGGGCCTTTGCAGATTCACCGAGGCTATCACGCTGACAGCCGCGTGGCGGGCGATTACAGCCGCGTGGCGGATCTCGATTACTCAAAGCGGGTAGTCAGCGCCTACCTCCAACGCTACGCGCCGCAGGCGTGGGCGGCGGGGGACGTGACTACGCTGGCGCGGATTCACAATGGTGGACCAAAAGGCGCGAGCAAGCCCGCGACCGTGGCCTACGGCGACAAGGTCGCGCGCCTCACCAAATGAAAACCCTTAACGACATCAAACGCGTGGTCGCCAAAGCAGGCGCAACCTTCGAGGAGGATTGCGGCTATCGCGACATGAGAGTCATCCAGCTCGTTGCTCCCGTTGGTAAACTCTGGGCGGGCACGGACTGTCAATGCGAGCCGGTGCAGTGGGCGTGCGGCGCATCTAGTCACGCGGTGCAACACAACGAGCAGGCGTTCGCGGACATCCTCGACACGTTGTCTCACGGACTGCGCGAGATGACGCTAGAGGAAGCGGCGGACTACGCCGAGGATTGCCTCACCAAATAATTTTCGGAGCCACCCGAACACCAAGGCCAACGAGCCCGACCGTGGGCGTGCGAAAATACGCGGTCACAACTCAGCAACACAACACAACGACAACACGACAATGGACAACGACGACGACAACGACATGCTCTGGGCGGCGCAAGACCTGCGGACGCTCACGAGCTGCAAAGCGGAAATCACGATCTCACGACGAGTGACGATCAAAATAGGTGCGATCAAGGAAGGCTGGGACTACCAGATTACTTTTGGCGACATCCTCAATCGCGGAGCATGGCGCTGGGAGTGCGCGCAGGCCGATACGCTGGAGGCCGCGATGGACATTACCCGCGCGCAGATCACCGCACAGGGCGACGAGAAGGCGCGCGAGCTCCTGCAATTGCAAGACGCTGCCGCGAAGCTCGGGCTGAAGCTCGTGGAGGCCGCGCCATGAGCCGACCAAGCTCGCCGATGCTTCCGCTGGTAATTCGGCGCGTGCTCGAAGGCCGCTCCATAAAGGAAATCGCGTTTGAAACCGGAATGACGCCGAGCGCAGTCCAAAAAATTATCAGCAACACAATGCGGAAGGAATACGTCACCGAGGCCGAATTTCGCCATCTCCTCAACCAACGCAAATCCACGCCATGAATCTTGAACTCATCCACGCGGAACTAATCCGCATCCGCGAAGCTCTGGAAGCTCGCCCGTTCGCATCCGGCGCACCGGCCGCAAAGCCTGCCGCTCCTCGCTCCGACGAGGTGCCGCTGCCGGCCGAGATCATCCCGAACGCGGGCGAGGTGCAGGTGCATTTCGGTAAAAACAAGGGCGTGGCGCTCTCGTCACTGGGTGAACGCTCCGTGGCATGGTATGCGCAGGAGCCTGAGCCACGGCTCGGGAACAACGGCAAACCTTTCCCTCCTCGTCCCGAGGACGTGCTGCTTAGAAACGCAGCGCGGACGATCATCCACCAAAAGCGCGGGACTCTACCGAGTGCCGCAGTTCCTACTGCTCCCGTCGCGAACATCGACGAGGGCAACGTCCCATTCTGAAAGCAAAAACCCGCCGAGGAAACACAACCTCGGCGGGCAGCTAGCAGTAACAACACAACACAGAACAGCCAATCGTTAAAATGAACACATCAGAAGCACAGCCAGTCACATCAACCGCCGTGGTCGAGACGCCGAAGAGCATCACGACCCCAGCCCCAAAGCCTCTCATAAACTACGGCGCGCAGGGCGTGAAGCTCGCGAGCCTCGAAGACGCCTTCCGATTCGCAAACGCAATCGTCGCCAGCGGATTCGCTCCGCGCGGCATGGAGAAGCCCGAGGCCGTTCTCGTGGCAATCCAGCTCGGCGCGGAACTCGGGCTCACGCCGATGGCGGCTTTGCAGAACACGGCAGTAATCAACGGCAGACCGGCGATCTACGGCGACGCGGCGCTCGCCTTGGTGCGCGCCAGCGGTCTCCTCGAATCCTTCTCCGAGGAAGAGGTCGGCGAGGCGGGCAAAGATTCGTTTGGTATCCGCGTCACCGCTACACGTCGCGACGGCTCAAAGGGGTGCGAGACGTTTACCATAGGCGACGCCAAGGCCGCGAAGCTCTGGGGCAAGTCGGGACCGTGGACCGATTACCCGCGACGGATGCTCAAGTTCCGAGCGCGTGGCTTCGTCCTTCGCGATGTGTTCGGGGATGTCTTGAAAGGACTCCGCACCGCCGAGGAGGTCCGCGACTATCCCGAAGAGCGCAACATTACGCCGCTCTCCGAGAAGGTTAGCGGAGGGCTCACGATGTCGATCACGCAAGGGGGTGGCGCATGAACACCGGAGAAATCAAAAACCAAGCAGTCATTAACAACGCGACCGAGCAGTTTCGCAGCCTGCTCGAAACGCACTTCATCGCCATCGCCCGAGCTGCCGAGGAGTCATTCGTCGAGGAAGAGAATCAAACCGAGCCAAAAGCAAAGGCGTCGTTTGCGCTCGAATGGGACGCGCTCTCACTAGCGCCGAAGGTCGTGGTGAAAATCGGCTGGTCGGTGCGCTACAAGGACGAGACGGAGGCGATGGTGGACCCGTTGCAATCGAAGCTGGGACTTGTGGAGGAGGCGAAATGAAGACGCCAAGCAACGACGGAGGACCGGCGTTTCCTCAGCATGGCTGGACTAACAATCCAGAAGTGCTTGAGCGCATGAAAAACCAAGGCGGTATGACCCTGCGCGACTACTTCGCGGGGCAGGCGATGGCGCAACTCATAAAGCGGGAAGTCCGCGAGATTCGCAAAGACGGACGCAAGATGGACTGCTTCGGCTTGGACGACTCGCCGGAGGTGCCGTGGCACACGTCGCACATCGCAAGCGAGTCTTACGCTATCGCCGACGCCATGCT